TGTTTTCCTTAGTTCTTTCTTATGTAGTTTAGCACTAGAAGCTCAAGCGGTCTTCGTCAAGAATACCGAATACGGCATCATCAAGGATGAACAAGCTAAAGTCCAGACGCTCTAGGGCGAGGTTTATGCGCTTCTCATTGTTTTGCCAGTCATGGCTAATGCCGATTACCCTGACATACTGCTCGATGGCTGGTGGGATGCCCGAAGGCGTAAACCGAACCTGAACAACATCTCCGATTTCAAGGTCTAAGACCTCGTTCTGTTGTGTTTCGCTTAGAACATCGAGAATCACCGAAAGGTTGCTAAAGCGATACTGTGGCTCTTTGAACCTAGCCAACAAGAAATCAGCCAAGAACTGAAGGTCATCAGCTTCATTGTTTAGCAGGCCATTTACTGTGTAAGAGCGTGGCCCATAAAGAAGCTGTGACTCAGCGTCTTCCGCATTTGCTTCTTCTGGGAAGCTTGGAAAGTCGTTTGTAAGCACAATCCTGTTGTAAAGCTCCTCGGTTCCATAGACAACACCAAGCTCAGCAAATGGAATCGTTGTGTAGCCAGGAATAGTGCCTTCATCGGTAAAGATAAGGTCAATAGAGCCAGGCGGCGAGTTACGAGCCTTGAATACAAGCTTGTTATCTTTGGAAACAAAAAGCTCTCCTGCCTCGCTTGTGGCAATCAACTGAAGGTAGCTAACAGCCTGAGTTCCTTCTGAGATGTCTGTGTCAGACATAAAGCTGTTACCCGCGTCAATGCTTCTTTGGTCATCGGGCCAAGCAATCTCTGGTAAGTCAAGGATGCGTGTGACCCTTGCGCCAGACAGCTCTACATCAGGAAAAACCTCTGGCAAGTTGTTTATGGTCAAGTTACTTAGAGCGTCAGAGGCTTGGAAACTAACAACAGACCTGTTGCCAGGCTCGTAAGCGATATCGAGGTCATCAACAAAGCCGTAAATTACAGGGTAGCCGTTACAGCTAATCCTGATTTCCTTTCCAGGAATCAACTGAGTGTAGTAAGTGCCGTTTACATAAAGCGGGTCGAACAAGCGGTCAAAGTTGTCTAGGACAATGTTTAGCTGACCAGCATCAATGCGGTCTAGGGCTTGGTTCTTACCTCTTGAGGTAGAGGCCGAAATAAGCCTGTCTGTGATGTCAAAGAACCTGTCACCACCAAGTGTGTATTCGGTGTTATCTAGCTTTCCTTTTACGGCATCATTTAGAACAAACCTTGTAGGGTCCCTTTGGCCTAAGTTAGCACCAAGTTCTACCTTGACTGCTGGTTCTGGCATTACGCACCTTGCCAGACAGCGCCAGAGGTGCGCTCGTAGGACTTGATAGCGTCAACGATTGCTTTACCGATTGTTGGGCCTGAGCCAACGCCACCGCTAACCTCAATCTGATAGTAGTTATTGACAACTTCTGCATTGCCAAAAGCTGACCGAGTACCTACACCTGCGATGTCTGAGGCTATGCCACCAAACTCTCCGTAAGCCTGGTTTAGCTGACCGATAAAGCCACCACCTGCACCTGCAAGAGTTTGCGCTAGTCTGCCACCTGCCATTGGTCCTGCTGCAATAACCTGCTGAAGAAGGTCGTTTGTTAGACCCTGCTGAGATAGCGAGTTGATGTTGGCAGCGAAGTCCTTGGTTCTTGTAAGAAGTTTCTGAATGTTTCTCGTAATAGAGTTGACCGAACTACCGAGTTCGGGCAAGCTGAAGCTCGAAAGGATTGACTGCTTTATGCTGCCGAAAGTGGACTTGACCGAATCAGCAAAGGACTTGTAAGCATCTTCGCGCTTTCTTAGTCTTTCTTCTTCTTTTCTAGCCGCTTCTTCTAAAGCATCCTGAAGCTCTCTAGCAGCTTTTTCCTGGGCTTCAGCAATTTCTCTAGCAATTTTCTCAACTTGAGAAGCTCCACCTGAGCCAGAACCCGTACCACTTGTCCCTGTTGCTATTTGAGCAAGGGTAGGGGTAGTTGACTTAACGCTAGATACTGTGCCGCCCAAACCTAATGCTTTTAGCTGGCGCTCCATGCTATCTGGAGAACCAGTCAGGAAGCTTCTTAGGTAATTGTTTTTAGACCTTAAAGCTCGTTCCCAGCCATCTGCTGACCGAGCAATTCCTTCAATGTGACCACCAAGCTCAAGTTCTCTTACCTTGTCCCATTCGGCAATGTATTGCTTGACTGCAAGTTGGTTGTTTGCGATTGTATCCCTTATGTCAAGTCGCTTCTTTAGTTCCTCACCCTGGTCAAAGGCAAAAAACGCCTCGATGTCTGTAAACAACAGGTACATGGCCTCGCCCATGACCTGCAAGAAAATAATCACATTTTCTACAACCCTTGTAAAGTCATGTAGGGCATCAAGAACGGAGCGTATGACAAAACCAGCCGCATCAAAGAAGTCGGCTATTGTGACATCCTGACCAAAGATTGTTTTGAACAGGGATTCAAACTGAATACCTAGGGCAGCAACGCTTTCACCTAATTCACTATTAGGGTCCATTGCGTCTTGAATAAGACCAACAACACCTGACAAAATCTGGGCTAAAAATTCAAAGGCTGACTGCATCCCTGGAGTAATGTCTTCAAGAAGCTCTCTAAAAAGTGTGTTTAGCTCGGCAACTGCTGGTATGACAGCGCCACCCAAGCTTGCCTGAAAGTTCTCAAAAGTAGCACCAAGCTTCTTCTGCTCAACATAGAGAGTTCCGCTTTGTTCGGCAAAAGTGCCTACTGCGTCTGCGGAGCGTTGGTACAAAAGCTCCAACCGAATTGTTTGTTCGGCGTTACGCCTGGCCGCACCCTCAAGGTTGTTCAAGCCTTTAGCAGCAAGTTCGCTGTTGATTTCGCTCTGCTTCATAGCGACACCGAACTTCTCAATCGGGTCGTACTCACCTCGGAACAAAGCGGTCATACCAAGCAATGCTTCTTGGACATCGTAGCCATACAGAGTAGAAAGGTCTTGGGCTAGAGAGATAAGTTTTTGTGTTTCTACCGCAACATCGGCCATTTCAAAGCCAGATTGCTTTAGAACCGAACCAATGAAGGTTGTTGCCTTAGCAGCTTTAGATTGGCTTAGACCCATTTCGGCAGCATCTTTGCTGAATTGTTGCATCTGTGGGCCAAGGGTTCCAAAAACCTTGTCTATACCAAATAGGTTTCGCTCTAGGTCACGAGCAGATTCAATAGAGTTTCGTGTAAATTCAATGGTTTTAGCGGTAACACCAAATGCAGCTAAACCAGCAGCCGCTTTACCAAGAAGCGAGCTAAAAGGCTTTAGGCCAGTTTGAAACTTGCTTATTGCACCGCTGGCTTCTCTTACGCCCTCACCCTTGAAGGTGCTGACGATGTTCAAGAACATGTTGCTCATTTGGAAGCCCTATCTATGTTTGCCTTTACTATTCTGACAGTTTTTTCAATCGCTAGCTTTGCTTCTTTTTGGACTTCTGGCAAAGCCCTGTCGAAACCAGGATAGACATTTCGCGATTTACCCTTTTTGCTTGGCTTGACAATAGGACCAAGATTGCGAATAAAGTAAGCAACCGAAGTCCAAGAAGTCGTGTGTCTTCTTGTTATCTCTGGGCCACCAAACAACCGAATGTTGTAAGTTCTAGTCCTTCGAACCCCTCTAAAGTTTCTAGCCAAATCAGTAAGCACAGTTCCAGCAGACCTAACTCGCAACCGAGCAATACCTGTCTGTCCCTTTTTAGGTCTGTTGAACGCTTCAATAAGAACCGAGTTGAAGGGATACCTTTTGGCTCCGCTTACTGGTCCACCAGTCGAGCCATAGTTGGTTCCCCATCCTGTACGACCACCATGACGCATACCCCTGGAAGGTCCTTGGCGACCAAGGCTACCAAGTTCCTGTTTTACTGACTTTTGAGCCACACCAGCTATTTTTCTGTAATCTTTTTTTAGTTCGCGAGCTAAGTTTTTATCAATTTTGTTTAGCTCTTTGATAACTAATTTGTAGTCAGTAGCCCTGACTTGAATTTGACTTCCAGGGCTTGTGTAAAGCTTCAATGTCTTAGACCACCTATTCTTTATCTATTCTACCGAAGCAAAAAAAGAGAGGACACCCCGAAGGA